GGTTCTAGATTTATCTAGAGCCTCGATGATTTCAACCGCTAGTTCCGCAGCATCTTCGGAGTTCTCGGCGTCAGGATCTAGTAGCTTTGCTACTAGTTTTATTTCTGTTGGACGTGGCTTGCCCATCACTCTCCTTCTCGACCTTGTGTTCCCTTACATAGATGTCACAGTCATCAGTTACTTCTGAGAAGTAATCCATGTGAGCACCAGCCATCCATAATACTTCATGCCTAGTGTCACCACTTCCCATGGTGTCGTGATACCCACAGTACCACGACCACCCAGCGAGTTGTTTAACCTGCAGACTAGGTGGTCTAGCCTGCAGGATTTCTTTATTGATTAACTTACCCATTCGGTATCTCCTCTGGAGACATAACTACAATGTCAACCATTGCTTCCTCTGTCTCCTTGTGTATGTCTGACTCTATAAGTTCGGGCTCATCTTTTTCTCCTGCATAAATATGCAGGTAATCAAGAGCCTTGATTATATAGTTAGCCATACGAATAGATATCTTTGGTGGTACGAAGGGAGTTGGATTATCCAACTCATCAACGTACTTCTGTAATGGATTCTCCATTAGATTCCTTTCGTTAGTAGGTCAAGAGCTTTGCTCTTGATACGATCAGCCGAACCTGTGATGATGCGCTCGGCTCTAACTGAATCAGCCTTGTGACTGTAGTGATCTGCATACTCCACGATAGATTGGAACACACCGAATCTATTTCCTTTTAGTTCTTCTTGAGTACCAGTCTCACCACGATAGATTGCTTTAGCAGTCTGACGTGCCACTACTGCTGAGTTGTACTGACGCTTCTGTCCTGCACTTAACAGTGAGTAAGGTGAGTTCTCGATGATGCTTGGTATAGACCACATCTTATTAAAGATGGCATCCACTTCTGCATCTGAGATCTTCTCGTTGATAAGTTTGTTACCGATAAGTTCATAGAACTTAATACCTTCATAGGTAACTGGGATGATGCGCTTGATATCTTCGATCTTGAACTCAGCATTGGTTGTGTGCTTGAGTGTATATGTACCAGTCTTAGCAAAGATACCTGCTATCTGATTGGTGCAACGCAAGCGTTGGATTGATGGTGATATCTGCAGTGCAGTTGAACCATCATGTGATGTTCTTGCTACAAGGTAGCAAGCATGAGGATCGTTGGCTATCTTAACTTCGTTAGGTAGCTCGAGCACCATGTATACCTGCGCTCCACCTTTAACCTCACCAGCGAATGCATATCTTGCATCACCTGAATCAACCAGTGCATCTAGACCTGAGAACATCTCATCATTCTGAAACACCTTGTATCTACCACCGACAGTGCCAAGCACTGACTGTGTTGCGTCCTTATTGGTACGAACTGTTGCGAATGTTGATGGTACTTCGAGGGTATTAACACCATCATTCGATACGGCTAACGCTTGTACGTCAGCCAGTTGTACATGCCAGTCGAGACCAGCCTGTTGTGCTGCATCTCGTGCAGATGTAGCGGTGACTGCCTCACCAATAATGCTATAAGCATTACGGCGAGAGCGGATTGTTTGTTGTGTCATGTGTTTCTCCTGTTCGTTTGGTTGTGGGATTAGTATCTCATGTACGGCTGTTGAAATCAACAACTGCTTCTGAGAGTGTGTCATGATAGTGACCATTTCTGGCATGCACCAAGCCATCTTCGCTTGGATATATTCTCCATGTTACATACAGGTCAGCGATCCGTTTGATTGGTTCGACCTGCTGTCTGTCCTCTGTCCATAGACAGAGTGCTAGGTATGTATCTGGGTCTGTGTCCCAAGATCTCTTGAGATCTACTATGACCGCACCATTATTGATGCGGTCACCGATGTGAGGGATGAACATCATTTGATTGCACCTACCTTTCTTAGTCGTTCTTCGATGACGAATGATGTGTTGTCGTAACTGTTTGCACCTTCACCATCTGCACCTTCTAACCAAAGAATTACATTCTTTAGTCTGATCGTTGAGCCATCACCATACAAGCTCATGAGTAATGCACCTGCTGCGTAGTCATACACCTCAGCAATTACATCACCACTTGGGTCATGTACTTTTACTTTCATTTACTTGCTCCTTCCGCTAGTTGTTTTTTGATTATATCAACCTGCTTATTCCTTGCTTGAACCCGAAGATCCATTGCCTTTTGCATCAGTCCGTGTGCCATGTCCTCGGCTTGGTTAGCCAAGACCATGAGTTCACCGACAGTCATATCCTCGGTTCGGATACTGCTTTCCATTTGGTTCTCCTTTCGGTTGGTGTTGCTGCCATATATCTAAACAGATCTTTGATCTGTTATCAATGAAAGACAGGTGCGCCCCATGTCTCAAGCATGCTATCGCTTGTGTCTTTGTCATCAAGCAGGGCATCAGCCAGATTGCACACCTCTTCTGGAAACTTGCTCCAGTTTTGTGCGTCGTATGTGAACTCTCCACCTGTAGGTGGGAGGATACGTGCGTCTATGTCTACGACTTGGCGTGTGCCGTCCTCGTATTCTTCTAGCGTTCCCCATAGGTGAACGCCCCATTCCTTACCATCAACTGTTATCCAATTGTATTGTGTTATGTCAGTCATTGACTAACTCCTTTACTAGTTGGTTGTCCTTGAGATATTCAAGGACAAGTTCATCTATGGTTTCGTAGTCTAATCCGTAGTAGTGACTGCCCATATCTACGAACCAATTGTCTTTGACCATTTGGTCAAAGGCTTCCTCACGAGTGGACGCTAAGGTTAGATCGTGAAGTTCAGGTCGCTTGTAAATATCCTCAAGCGATTGCCATATTGCAAGGTCTTGCATTCCCAATCTACGATAGTGATTGGTGTAGTTAGATAGAGTTGTCTCTACCTGTGTGATCATGAATGACGCTTCCATGTTTGCTCCTATCTCTTGGTTGCACTGAATCGGATGTCGGCTTTGCCGACAATGCATAGCCCGCAGCTAACGCAGGCTGACCCACTGGTGGAGATGAGTGGGATTTGCTTGGTCAATGCTGGACATTTAGCACCGACCTTGCCAGTTATGCGAAGCATTTCCTTCTCCGCATTTGCGAATGTATCTGACAGCCACGCTAGTTTAGTGTCTGTCTCACGCCGAACTTGTTCGGCAATGTGTTTGTTCTCTTGGTCTGCGCTGTAATACAGCGACAGATTATCTAATCCCGATAGGGAATAGGCAGCAGATCGCACTCGTGTGTAGCACCAGAACTGTACGTCTGGGTACATCATGATTACTTTCTGCCATGCATACTCATATGTTTGGTTGAAGAAGTCGCCGTCCCAGTGGATGCGGAATAACTTCGGGGCATTCCGTTTCTCACAGTCCTTGACGAAGTCATTGATCATGTCATCAAGTAGTTCAACCATTTGGTTGATGTCGGCGTCCTTCAATAGTTGCCAGTTGTGAATGAGAACTTCTCTCACTCCCTTGTATACACGCTCGAGCTTGCCTGCATAACACACCTTCTCGCAGATACTTGTGGCATCAGGACATGAGAAGGCTTTGCCTGCTGGCAAGCCAAAGGTGTTGCGAATTGCTGAAGCCTTGCCAGTTGGCGAGACTAGGTTGGTGACTTTGCGGTCATGACTTCTAAGTAACGACAGCATCTTGCTCCTTTCTGTTGGTTAGTTGTTGCCCTATATTTAAAGCACATCTTTGATGTGCTATTTATTGCGTATAGCCCACGCTAAATCATCTGCGTATCGCCTGCTATCAGCCCATGCATTCTCTCCATAAAAGTATTTGGTTCTAACATTAGAACCACCTACCTTGAAGAAGAAGTCGTCGATATCAGCAGTGAATACTTGGACATACTCATTGCCGTTATCATGCGGGATCCATTGCTTAACCTCACCCACCTTTGGCTTTGTTAGTCGTGATTTATACATTGGTTTTTCTCCATTCATCTATGTATCCCTCCGCTAGTAAACCTTCGAAGAAATCCCATACTTTCAGTAGCCCATCCTTTATCTCCGTGTCATTAGGCGGGAGATAAAACTCTGCCCTCTTTAAGGCAGTGCCGAACTCCTGTATATCCTCATACTTGTAGCCCATCATGCTTGCTCCTCCTCTTCCTTGAACTCGCCTTCTCTTAGGCGAGTGATTACTTCATCAACAATTTCATTATAGAAATTGTCTGTTCGTCCTTGTATTTCATCTATTGCTGAGGATAATTCATCCTCACTAGGCATCTCTGCCTCAGCGAACTCGCTCTCGAATAGATAGAGCAGTTGTGCGTTGGTCATATCACACATTGGTTTTCTCCTTATCTTCCATGGCGTAGCCATTGGCTTCGCATTTATGTTGGTGTTCATCTTCGTCATACTCATTCCAGTATTCATCACCATGTTCCCATTGCTTGCCACATGCGTAGCATTTCTGGGCGAACTCGTTGATTGTTATACACTGACCATTGATGAACTCAAGTTCACCGCCCCAGCCTGTCTCTTCCTCGAAGTCAAGGTTGAAACTGACATCAGGGTATTGCTCTGAAAGAGCAGTCAATGCCCCTTCAGCAACACCCCAAGGGGTGTTGAACCTATAGTTAAGGGAAGTCTCGTCCTCTTCCACGAGCTCAGGCTCGCTGGCGTCCCACTTGACACCCCAATTGCTGGTGTTCCAGTTATACCAGTTGTATTCGGTATCGCCGTATGATTTCCCATCATTCCAGCCTTTGGCTGAATGGTATTCGTCCATCTTGTCAGCAGGTGGGCGAATGATGTTCCAAAAAGATAAATCTTTTTGAACAGTTTCAGTTGTCCATGTATCAGACGCAAGGTCTTGATGTTTGGATTCATAAGGCGCAGATAACTGCGCCTTAATCTTGGCAATTACTTGAGGCTCTGCCTCAATTAGTAGAGAGTTGTAGCACCAGTTAGGCATCTTGGTATTCCCCTTTCGCTAGTCCATACTTGACGAATAAATCAAAGGCAACTCCGTCAACAGTTTTCTTGACGAAGTCAATCTCTACGCATGTATCCCATGTAGACGCTGTGTCTGTGGTTGCGTAGATACCGAAGCCAGTTTCTGACTTCCATTGTTCTCCAATTAAATTGGAGATGACGATACGAGTTCCATAGGAAGGGTCGTCCCAGCGTGGCTCTGCTACTGACAAAGCACAAGCCAAGTCAACCTCCCATGTAGTCTCGCCCCAGTGTGAATACAACACCACCTTTGGTGATGCTGGTTCGCCTGTTGCTGTTTCCTCGTCTTGTATAAAGACGAAGTTTATTCTTGCTCCCATTATTGTTGCTCCTTTGCTAGTCGTTGCTTGGCTTCTGATATTGCTTGCTCGATTGCGTATCGCATATCTGATAGTTCATATCTATCGAAGATAGCGTTGGCTAACTCCCATTCTTCGGTAGTTAGAGTGTCGCCTTCATAGGTCATGTCCTCTTGGTCATACCATTGGCAGGCGATTTCAGCGTTAGGGTCTAACTCCTTTAGGAGTTTGATTGCGTTTGCTACTATCATGCTTGCTCCTCCTTTTCTGTGTAGATGTCGGTGTCATCACCTTCATCACTGCCGAACAACTCTTGCCAGCAGGTATTACATGTGCCTGAGATAAGCAACTCTCTATCTCCGATAGAGAAGTCAGGGAAGATTTCTTGCACGAGTCTGCGCTCGCCACGAGGAAGCGCATACTCAGCGAACTGCTCAGGTGAAGCGGTTAAGTAGGTCGGCTCATTACACCGACGGCAATTCATTACTGCGGTTTGTTGCGTTCTCATAGTTGCTCCTTTCTGAAGCGACAAAAGAGGGGATAGCGATTTGCTACCCCCCCTAATAAGCAGATCTTTGATCTGCTATCTTTGACGAGCGAGCCACTCACGAACTGCCCTGCGAGCGACGATTAAACCGATAGCGAAACCGCTACCGAATAGAGCGATTGCTACAGCAATCAGGTCTGTGTAAAGCAAAGGTAATGTGGTCATGCGACTACCTCCAATCTTGCCCAGCCACCTGAGTTTTCATTCAGTTTGGTTAGTGTTTTTTCTACCTCTGGTAGAATTAGGTCTTGCGCCATTTGAGTTAAGAACAAGACTCTGTCTTGTTCAGGTAGGGCAAGGAGTTTCTTGATTGTTGGATTGCTTTCGTCAACTACACTTTGTAGTTGAAGTGTGAATGGGTGTGTGATGGTAGTCATTAGGCGACACTTCCCTTCATGGTTAGGTAAGCCTTTGGCTCAACCTTGGCTATCTCGCCTGCTACAAGCGTGAAGTTTGGATAAGCCTTGAATGATGCTAGAATTGCCTCAATCTTCTTTGAAGATTTGGCGGTGTTGGTAGTGATACGCACCTTGGCGAAGACACGCTTGTCATCTGCCTTGGCTACATGAACAACGCCGTTCTTAACGACGCCGACTAGTGTCTTACTTTCAACTGTTCTCATGCTGTCCTACTTTCTGCCTTTCGGAGTTTCCGTTTCGGCGACATCTATCAAAGCAAATCTTTGATTTGCTATCAAAGAAAGACAGGCGTGATCACGAGCTCGCACATGCGAGCAGCCACTAGCCAATCCGTCAATTCATGCGGTGTGGGCGCACATGCGCCCGCATATGAGGGGTTTCGCACATACACAGGCACACACATGTCATGACATGACATACACGCACAGTGAGCCGACACTCCGTCTATTTACGCTCAGTGTTTGACATTCGGCTCGAGGTATGGGATAATTCTCGGTGTTGGTTGAGGTGGTCTCAACAACTCTGAAAGGACAGCAAGATGAATACATACGCAAATGAAGACCTATTCGCAGACCTAACCGCAGAGATTGCGGAGGTTAAAGCGTTTTACAATGTGCCTACGCTTGAGCATGTTCCAGATAGCGAACTGAGTTTGTTATCACAAGCACACGCAGGCGACTTGGTTCGTAAAGGTAAGCATGTTGGTATCGTGTTTGATGTCGTCGCATGCGGAGGTAATGAGGGCGTTCGCATAGTGTTCAACAGTGGGCGTGTGATTACACACACTCGCAAGCCTCTATAGATAGTCAGGCGAAGCCCTGCGCTCGGTAGCACAGAGCGTGGGGTTTTGTCAACTCTGAGCACAGTTTTCGGCGGGGCGGGGGGCAACCTCTGCCCCTTTTTTTATGCGCTCGCCCTAGCCGACCCCCACCATGTTTAACACCACCCCCCACCCTCCCCCCACTATCAGCTAAATAATTTTCACCAGAAAACCCACGCTGACCAGCACTTTTGTTATACCAAGAAAAAAAGTTTTGATTTGCTCTTGAAACACGCCGACGCTCTAGACCCCTATATAAGTATAGGGCGAATGTTAATGAGCCCCCAGAAGCAGGCATTAAGCCTGCTTACAAAGTACTTATATGCATAAGTGGGGATACTTCTGTCCAGACCCCTGTGGACCCCTACAGGCACTGGAGGAACATTGGAAAGACAATTAGCACCAGAAGAAGCAAGGAAAGAACTTATCCTCTTGGTGCGCCAAGGGCGCACTATTGCTGATGCTTTAAAAGTTATTGGTAGATCTAGATCTTGGTATGATACCCAACGCCGAGAAGCCGAGGGCTTCTCAGCTTTAATAGATAATGCTCGGTTTAGAACACAGGACCTCGCTGGTGAAGCTCGGTCCAATTTGTCTGATTTTGCAGAGTTCTCTGAAAAGTATCTTGGTACCAAAGTACCACCCCATATGATGAACGTAGTATCCATGTTGGAAGGTAAAGATCCAACCTGGTTACATGATTCCATGGTTTATGAAAAGGGATCGGCGGGCTTATCCCGCCTCTTGGTAAATGTACCCCCTAACCATGCTAAGACCATGACCATCACAATTAACTACGTAACTTATCGAGTAGTTAAGAATCCCAACATTAACGTCATGGTTATATCCAAGACACAGGAGCAAGCAAAGAAGTTTTTGTATGCGATCAAGCAACGCTTGACGCATCCTCGGTATGCTGACCTTCAGGTAGCCTTTGGTCCAGCCGATGGTTATAAAGCAACCGCCGACCAGTGGTCGGCTACCAAGGTATATCTTGGTGGCGACGTACGTGAGTCAGATGCTAAAGACCCAACTATAGAAGCTATAGGAATGGGCGGGCAGGTTTATGGTAACCGTGCCGACTTAATAGTTTTAGATGACGTGGTCACTCTGAGTAACGCTTCAGAGTGGTCTAAGCAACAAGAATGGATTAGGCAAGAAGTTGCCTCTCGTCTTCCGCCTGGTGGCGGTCAACTCTTGGTAGTTGGTACCAGAGTCTCAGCAGTTGATCTATATAAAGAATTAAGAAACCCAAGCCACTACACCGATGGTGTACTCCCTTGGTCATATTTGTCCATGCCTGCGGTCTTAGAATACGCAGACGATCCAAAGGATTGGAAAACTCTTTGGGAGAAATCTGAACAACCACTTACTGAGGATGATGTCCCAGACCAAGATGGAATGTTTGATCGATGGACAGGACAGCGTCTAACGGCTGTCCGAAACGAGGCAGGACCATCTAAGTGGTCACTGGTTTACCAGAACCTCGATATTGCGGAGAATGCAATCTTCGACCCGATGTGCGTCAGAGGCGCAGTAAACGGAATGAGAAAATCGGGTGCTTTGGTTGCAGGCGCAGCAGGTCATCCTGAAAACTCTAATAACTTTTTTAGAGTCATTGGTATAGATCCAGCAATGTCTGGAGATACCGCTGCCATCGCCTATGCGGTTGACCGCAGGTCACATAAACGCTATGTCATGGATGTTCACATCATGACTGCCCCTACACCTGCAGCAATCCGTTCTCTTATCAAGGAGTGGACCGATGCGTATAAACCGCATACGGTCATTGTGGAATCAAATGCTTTTCAGCTTTTCCTTACACAAGACGAAGAGATTCGTAACTTCCTGTCAACACGAGGTGTTAGTTATAGACCTCATTACACAGGAAACAATAAACAGGATCCCGAGTTCGGCGTAGCCTCACTCGCTCCTTTATTCGGCACCATTACCAAGCGGGATGGTGTCATGAATAACTTTAAGCATGCTGACGATAACTTAATTGAATTGCCAGATAGCTCGAAGAATGAACACGTAAAGAAGTTAATCGAACAACTTGTAACCTGGCAACCAGGAGTACAAGGCAAGAAACTCAAGATGGACGCAGTCATGGCACTGTGGTTCTGTGAGATCGTAGCAAGAGAAACTTTACTTACTTCAGCAAATGTACCTAACTTTTTAAGTAACCAATTTACTTCTAGAGGAGACATCGAGTCTCGGTACATCATCAACTTAGATGATCTAGCTGCAGCGCAGCGGACTGCGAGATTGTGACATTAATGAAAGATTTACAACAAGCCTTTGAGCAATTAAAAGCTCGTAACTCCGAACGTGATAGACGTATGCGTGAGGTGGCACTAGTAAGAGCAGGACAAGCAGATCAGGTATTCCAAGGATTATTTCCTGAAGGAGTATGGTCACGTCCTATCATTGCCAACCTTATTGATGTTGTTGCTCGAGATGTTTCTGAACAAGTCGGTGTTCTACCTACCATTACTGCTGCTGGGGATTCATCATTAGATGATAACCAGCGTACCAAAGCTGACAAGCGTACAAAGATTGCTAACTACTATGTAGCAGCATCCAGACTAGGTACAGAGTTACTGCGTGGCGCAGACCAACTAGCAACATACGGTTTCGTTCCTATTAGAGTTGAACCAAACTTTAAAGATAAGAGACCACACATCCATATTGAAAACTCTATGGGTGCATATTTTGATCAAGATCGTTTCGGTGTAGTTAATGTTTATGCTCGGCTATATCACCGTAAAGCAGGTGATCTAGCAGCACACTTCCCAGAGTATGCCGATCAAATTTTACAATCTG